CTTGGCCTTGATCACCTTGCACTTGAGTGCCAGCAGCATCAACGTTGATTGTAATGTTAGGACTGCCGCCAAAGCTGCCGGCTGGTGCAATGCCACCGCTGCGGCCTGGCATGAACAGCTCAGGACCGCGTTCACCGACCAGATACGGCTGGCCAGCCATGACGCTACCGCCTTTGGCGCGTTGACGGATGCCATAATTGGGCCCAAGGGTGCCATACCGCCCGACCATGCCAGCGCCCGCACCGAATGGCGTAGCGGGATTGAAAGGCGTAAGTATATTACGAATTGCGTTAATAGCCTGTTCAATCACAAAAATCTGCAGAAGTTGATTTGCAATATCAATCAATACGCCCGAAGCGATTTGCTGCAAGCTCGCGCCCCAATCGTTTGAGCCTCTAATTAACGCATCAAAAGCAGAGCCTATCCCTTGACCTATTGTATTTGCGATGCCATCGGCTAACTTGAGCTGATTTTGTGCGGCGGTATTTAGTTCATACTGTCTTTCAATATGTTTCTGCAATGCAGACAATCGATCTTGGTCCGCCTTAGCTTGCAGCTCACCTAGATCACGTTGCAAATCTCTTTGATTTGCGACCAGTTCATTTTGTGCCTGATAAATAATTGCCTGCTGTGCTCTAGTGTTGGTTTCTTTTGCAAGTTCCTGCGCATATTGGAATTGAATATCCAATTCACGCTGCTGGCTTTGCAGTCGTGCGGCAAGTTGCTTATCACCAGCCTGCTCTGCGACAGAAATTCTGTCCTGCAGTTCAGACTTCAACTGGATAATTTGCCCCTCAGCCGTACGCAGTCGGATAATTTCTGCCACGCGCTCTGCTTCTTTTGCTGCTGCATCGGCTGCGCGTTCGGCGTCTGATTTGCCACCGCGGCCTTTTGCGCCGTCGCCAGTGCCGGCGCCCAATGGTGGAATCGTAAATAATTTGTCAGTCTGTTTTACCCCTGTTTGTAGCTGTTTTTGAGCTGCAAGATTCTGATTTATTTTTTGCAGAATTGTGCCCTGCAATTGCACAGCGCGATTGGCGTTTGGATCATCAGATCCAATGCTCTGCAAAAGGCGCTGATACTGTTGCAGTGCTTGTAGATTTTGACTGATGCCTGTCTTGTTTTTTTGAGATCCGACTTGGCTTACGCCTTTAGCGATATTGTCAACTGCTTGGCTTGTTGCGCCGATATTCAGAAACTGCCTAGCAACTGCAACGCTGCGCGTAAATCCACCGCCCCTGCCGGCAGCTAATGCAGCGTTAATTGCATCAACAACCGCAATCGCCTGATTAAATATGGCTTTGAGCGCAGGCGTAAGAGCCGTGCCGATGCGCCGCGCCAAAGCTTCTACACCATCTTGCAATGTACTTAACTTGCCACTTAACGTGTCGCTCTGTGCAATAGCACCATTGGCGTATTTGCCTCCAGCGCTGGTGAGTCGCTGCAGTGCTACCTCAACAGCCTTGGCGCTAACTTGACCTTTGCTTAGAGCTTTTTGGAACTCTTCGCTGGTCATGCCATACATCTTCCGCAGCTCTTCCTGCAGCGCAATGCCACGCTCTTGGAACTGCAGCAGTTCCTCGCCCTGCAATCTGCCCTTTGCTTGGACTTGGCCGTAAGCGGTCACTAAGCCTTGCAGCTCAGCGCCTGTTGCACCAGACGCGTCCGCCAACCGACGAGTAGTTTCTACAACGTCTTTAGCTTCAACACCAAAAGCCTGCAGCCGCTTAGCTGCATCGATCAGCTCAGTGCTGGTAAATGGAGTTACAGCGCCTAACTGCTGCAGCTCTTGAATGATCTGCTTTGCCTGCTGTGCGCTGCCCGTCAGAACTTGCAAGCTGCGAGTCTGCGATTCAAGCTCTGCCGTCTTGGCAAAGACAAACTTGGCTGCAGTTACCGCTGTAAATGCGCCAAGCAACCCAGTTACTGCATTCTTAAGAGCGCTGACACCAGCCTGTGCTGCTTTAGATGCTGCACCAACTTGCTGAAGATTCCTAACAGCACCTTGGCTGTTTACCTGAATATCAACAACCGATACAGCCACAGCGGCACCTCCCTATAGCGGCAGTCTACCTACGAGACCGCGCTTTATCCATGGCTTCTTTTTCACGTCTGCCTTTGACCTCGTAATACGCCGCGAAATGCACAAACTCTGCATCGGTCAGCTCAGTACGCAGCTTGCTGACGGTCATGCCTAGTTCAGTTGCAAGGAAGAACTCAAAGAATAGCCAGGAGTCTTCCTCTAGTCTTTTTTTGCCTCTTCAAGCCCAGCGCCATCACCAAGGCCAAACAGAAACAGCTCAAGCTCGTTCAATACACGCTCGGGCAGCTCACGTTGCAGCTTGGCCGCATCAGCCGGCGCAAATGCCTTGCTGCCATCTTCCAACTCAGCCATCTGGCACAGCAACTGCGTGCTGATTTCCAGCGCTTCATCGGAACCAGCTAGTGTGGTCGCCTTTTTGCGGTCGGCGCGGGTGATAGGCTTGAAATAAAGCGTCATCACCACATCACCGCTATCGGTCTTCACCTCAAACTTGCGCCTTTGATTCAGGTCAAAGGCTGCGGTGAGCAGGTCAACCGCACGTTGTGATGCAGGCATTAGATGCTGAGGGTCAGCGCCCCAGAAGTAACGAAGTTGATCGTGATGATTTCGATCTCGCCAACAGTAGCGGAATACTCCGAACCTGTCACCACCAAAGTGCCGGTGATCTTTTTGCCGCCGGTTTCATCCAGATACAGCTCAAACGCTGCATCGGCTTCGTCGGTGACCTGATTGACATCCTTGATCAGGTCCAGCTTGTCACCAGACCCAGGGGCGTCGTACATCAGCTCAATGGTGCCCGAACCGCTGATCAGGCCGCCTACGTTGGCGCGGTAGGTGTCGCCGTGATCGGTCACGTCGAGCGATTCCTTTTCAACGGTCATAGACCAAGACCGCACCGCAGCGATCTCGGAAAGACCGCCACTGCCAGCCTTATCAAAAAAGACCGTGCCCTGTTGCCCGCGATAAAAAGCCATGATCAGATGTCCAGCGTGATGGCGCCGTTGGTGACGAAGTTGATCGTGATCACTTCAATTTCACCCACGGTAGCGGAGTATTCAGCCGAGGTGATCACCCCATCAAAGGTGATTTTCTTGGTGCCGGTGGTGTCAAGGAACAGCTCGAACAGAGCAATGCCTTCGTCGTTAGCTGTATTGACGTGCTCGATGAACACGTTGGTTTCATCGGCGCTGCTGGCGGTGTACAGCACCTCACAGGTGCCGCTGCCGCTGATTAGGCCGCCGACATTGGCGCGGTAGGTAGCACCCAGAGCGGTGGTGTCCAGCGACTCCTTCTCAACGGTCAGAGACCACGAGCGAGTGCTAGCGATCGTGACGCCGGTAGCGCCAGCGTCGTCAAACTTGACGCTGCCCTGCTGTCCCCTGTAAAAGGCCATGGCTAGAGATCCTCGAAGGTTTCAAAGGTCAATCTGACCTGTGTTTGGAAGTAACCCTCTGGAGCTGGCGATGCCACCACCTCGGGTCCAGTAGGCGGATCAAAATGAACGCTACTGACTACCTGCCTATTGTAAAGGTCACGGATGCGCTTGCCTATTGTCAGATTAGCGCCGGGTCCAACACCCTTAGGCGTAAAGACATTTATGACAATGACACCGATGACGCTGTTGCTGCTGCCTGTGGTGCCGCCCATTGTGAGAAAGTTATTGTTGCCAAAGCTGACAAGGCATTGGACAAACGAGCTGTTAGGCGTTGGGGTCGAGGGTTGATTGTGAAATACAACCGGAATTGCTGGTGCTAACGCCAACTCAGTAGCAAGCCTGCCTTCAATGGTTGAGCGGATGGTGTTGAGGTTGACGGCTGCCATTAGTCTTGCCTCCCAATGCGATCAGCCTGCTGCTTAGCCCATGCACTCATTTCACGGGCGATACGATCAGTCCAGCCTGCTGGTGCCTGCGTAGACCAGCCGCCAGCCAATCGCTCGGCATAGGGCAGGTTGTTGTGGATGTGGTACACATTGCCAGCACGCTCCATCTGGTAATCCAGCTTGCGAGGCGGCGTAATTGCGCTAGGCGTTGTCTGCGGACCAGCGTCGTAGCCAGGTGTACCCTGCTCGCTAACTGCCCAGCTCAAACGAAAGCGACCAGTATCGACAGGGCTTTCTTGCTTCAGCCTGCTATCAGTCTCAAACACCGTCGCCCGTAAGAGCTGCTCGTACTTCTGCAGGCTGTAGTTGCCAAAGTCAACTAGGTTGATCCGTCGTGCCATGGTTATGCCCTCAGGATCAGCTCGTAGGTGATCGCTGTATTGTCCTGCTCGATGGTATCAACGCGAATGATTTGATGACTGACACTATTAATCACCACACGGTCAACCGTGTCTGGCACAGTGCCGTTCAGATCCAATGCTGCAATGATAAGCCGCTTGTCGCCAGCCTGCACTAGCTCGTTGACCTCACGGACGCTGACATCCTCCAGCACGCCCTTAATCC